AAATTGAAGAAAGGTTTGTTGCGATAGAAACATCGGTTGAATATATAAATAAAAGTATTGATGAAAATATTTTAGTTGAGTTAAATGCTCAAGGCGAAAAGGTTGAAGATATTAAATCTGCTTTATCAGGGATTAAATCTGATATTGAAAATTTAAAAGAGGATATGAATAGTAATCCTTTAGCTAATTAAAAGTATAAAAGACTTGACAAATTTGCTACAGACACTATAATATAAGTAACAGCATGACATTTTGTGTGCTGTGTATATTAACTTGCTTATTTAAGGAGTATGATTATGACAAGCAAACAACTGCTGGACCTTAGACATCCGGCATTCTCAAACTCTTTTGTAGGATTTGATAGGCTTTTCGATGAGCTATTTTCATTACAATCTTTACGAAAGAACCCACCAAGTTATCCACCTTACAATCTTGTAAAGGATGGTGATACTTATACAATTGAAATGGCTATGGCAGGATTAACTGACAAAGACATTGATGTTGTCCTTGAAGATAGAACTTTAACAATCTCATACGAGAAAGACGAAGAAGAATCTAAAGATGTTTTACATCGAGGATTAGCTCATCGTTCATTTGAAAGAAGTTTTAATCTTGCAGAAGATATTGAAGTCAAGAAGGCGACTTTTAAAAATGGACTACTTTCTATAGTTATGGAAAGAATTGTTCCTGACGAGAAGAAACCTCAAAAGATTAAAATATCTAAATAAAAATATTGGGTAGGCTTTAGGGTCTACCCTTTATTAATTATTACTTTAAAACATTTAACTCTCTTTGAAAGAAGTTATGTAAATCTCCCATCTTGTGTTTACCATTACGCAAGATTGTTTTTATAATGTCTCTCTCATCTAGAGGAAATATTTCATCAACCTTGTCTTCTGGCAGCATACTAAACTCTGTTACTATATCATTGTTGCGTGTAAGAAGTACTTTAAAACTTACCAAGTTTGCTTCGTTCTTATTAACCATTATCACTCTCCAAGTTTGCAAAGGTTATTTTATCTTGTCTACCCCTTAGTCCTGCTTTCATGTAAGAAGTGGCACGACCTTCAAAGAAGTTCTGATGTTCCACACCCATTACTTCATCTAACCAACCAAGAGGATTTTCTCTCTGGTCATAGTTTGTTTTTAATCCTAGCTGTAACAATCTTCTATCAGCTATGTATCTATTGTAAGCATACATATCTTTCTTGGTAAGACCTTCAAGATCACCCATATCAAATACTAAGTCTAAGAATTTATCTTCTAGTTCTACCATTTGCCTACATATTTCATAGATTTCTTTTTTGAAACCGTCTGTCCATATCTCTATGTTTTCTTGAATAAACTCTCGAAACAGTTTAGTCATAGCTTCTACATGCATAGATTCATCACGAATAGAGTAGGTTACTATCTGTCCCATACCTTTCATTTTTCCAAAGCGTGGGAAGTTTAACAAGATTGCAAAGCTAGAGAACAACTGTAGTCCTTCGGTAAAAGCTGAATAGACTGCTAAAGTTTTTGCAATACTTTTTTTATCTTTCTTTGTAGTTTTAATCTTGTGTACATATTCATGCTTGTCGGACATTTCTTCATACTCGGCAAAAGCTTTGTACTCTATCTCAGGCATACCAACTGTATCAAGTAATAAACTATAAGCATGTTGATGAATAGATTCCATGTTGGCAAACGAACCCATCATCATTCTAGCTTCGGGCTTTCTAAAGATACGCATGTATCTATCTATATAACCTGCACCAACATCAACATCAGACTGTGTGAACAGTCTAAAAATTTGAGTAAGTAAATTCTTTTCTTTTGGGTCTAACTCTTGCCAATCTTTTACATCTGTATGTAATGGAACTGATTCTGGCATCCAATGCATTTGGTTTTGTAAAACATAGTAGTCAAACATCCAAGGGTTATCGAATGGTTTGTAATAATCTCTTGTTCCTAATAAGCTCATAATTTTTCCTTTTGTATATTATATAAAATCATATTTCTTTCCTGTTTCATAATCATAATTACAACCCTCACACCATTCTTCTATTTTATGATTACACTCTTTTTCTAATTTTAACTGTTCTTTTAGTCTTAATTTTTCTTTTCTAATGCGTGACTTTTCTGTAGCTGCAACCCACCCATCACTTGATTTTCGCCATTGTTCATCGTTAGCCCATTCATCTCTTGCCATTATAATTATTTATTTGAAAGGTTTAGTGTCTTGTATCCAAGTTACTAAAGACCATCTTTCTCCCTTAGTTACTGGTGTTACTTTATGCAGAACATAACTAGGAAATAAAAGCATGTCTCCTACTTCCATATGTATTGGTCTGTCTGCTCCTTGTTTTAATACTATCTCTCCACCATAACAATTATCAGATAATAAAATTGAAACAGATATTTTTCTATTAGAGTAAATACCATCACCTATATCTGTATGCCAATCATAGTGGTGTCCTTCTGTGTAATGAAGTAATTGTAAGTTATCAAATATTCCGGCTATATCAAAATTAAAATGTTCCTTGTTGTTTTCTTTAACAGCATCAAAAATCATTTGATATAAAGATGCATATTCATCAGTCATAGGTATAGGATATACATCTACCTCTCTAACTGAATTAGCCTTAGTTGATTCATTAGAATTACTATGTACTTTGCCTTCCCACTTTTCAATATTTTTAGCTATCTCTTTTACCTGAAGACATTCTGATTGAGTTAAAAAGTGTTGAACATTTTTAAATGTCTTAGGTTTTTTATTAGTAGGTTGTGGTAAGTACATACTATCCCTCACACGCTATACATTCAGCATCGTCTAATTTAATACGCTGAACTTTTGTATTTACATTTTCTATACTACGAGCAGCATTAGACCTAAAGTAGTATAGAGATTTAAGCTTGTTCATACCATACCAATGTACATCATTAACATATTGCATGTATTCATCATGTACCTCTTGTGGCTCTGTAGCTTTTGGAAGTGTAAAGAAAAGATTAACTGATTGTGATTGGCAAATAAATTCTTGTCGTTTAGCTGCATGTTCTATAATCCATATCTGATCTATTTCATTAGCAGTTTTAAATACTTCTTTTTCTTCATTGGTTAAAATATCCAGATGTTGAACAGACCCATCTTTCCCTGCAATATCTTTCCATACAACAGACAACTCATCTTTTTTTAATCCTTTATCCTTTAGAATTTGTTCTAGATATTTGTTCTTAACTTGGAACGAACCTGAGAGAGTTTTGTGTGTATAAACATTAGCCCTGTATGGCTCAATCGAAGGAGAAGTCCCACCACATATGATGCTAGAAGAAGCGTTAGGAGCAACAGCGAGTAAATGAGCATTCCTCCTGCCACTACTACTGATATCAGGTGACTCACCCCGTTCATCAGCAAGTCGTTTAGTTGCTCTATTGGCATGGGTTTTAATGTGTTTAAATGCTTTGTAATTGAAACCTGTAGCGAAGATACCTTCGAACGGAATGTTGTGCGATTGTAAGTACGAATGGAATCCCATTGCTCCAAGACCCAACGACCTTTCTCTGTAAGCAGAGTAGGCAGATTTAGTAAAGCCTTCTTTACCGGACTTAACATGTTTCTGAAACCTTTTGAAGTTTGCATTATATTCTCCTAAGTTATTTGTGTCAACAGCGTTATCAATATAGTGTTGAAGAACATTGTCAAGCATGGTTATTAAATCATCAATGAACATAGAATTTTCACTCCATTCATCAAAATATTCTAAGTTGACAGAAGATAAGCAACATACTGCTGTTCTTTCTTCATTAGTTGGAAGAGTAATTTCAGAACAAAGATTACTCTGTTTAATTTCTAACCCTAAATCTTTTTGTTCTTTGGGTAATGCTTCGTTACATGTATCTATATTAATCATGTAAGGCTCACCTGTTTCTGCTCTTGCATTAATAATCTGCCACCATAAGTCTCTAGCATTAACAATCTTCGTAGGCTCGTTAGTCTTAGGGTCAATCAATCTAAAGTCTGCATCTTCTTCAACAGCTTTCAAAAACTCATTGGTAATGTTGATACCGTTATGAAGATTAAGATTCTTACGATTAATATCACCACCAGATTCTTTACGCATGTTAATGAACTCTTCAATTTCTGGATGAGATATATCCATGTATGCAGCATAAGAACCTCGTCTGGTTATACCCTGATTAAAGGCTAACATCTGTGAATCTACTACATGTATGAAAGGAATTGAACCAGTAGACTTACTACCGTGAGTAGTAGAAATACCATTACTCCTAACATCTCCCCAAAATCCACCAATACCTCCACCCGAACTTGCCAACCAAATGTTTTCATCATAGTGAGCAGATAAACCATCCCGACTGTCAGGTACATAATTAAGGAAACAGCTAATAGGAAGACCACGACTTGTTCCCCCGTTGCTAAGTATAGGAGTGCTAAACATGAACCAACAATTGGAACTGTAGTGATAAAGTCTTTGAGCCAATTCAAAATCTGTGTGACCTTTGTAGGTTGCTCCAAAGACGGCTGCTCTTGCAAATGCTTCTTGGGCATGTGTTTCGTTCTCCCATAAGTATCTATCCTTGAGTGTGTCAAGGCTAAACTTATCTAATAGTTTTTCATTACTGTAATTAATTTTTATACCAAGATATTCCTTGATACCTACTTTATCCTCAATCATTTTTTAATTCCTTGTCGTGTATGTCAAGCATTATTATAGCATAATGTAATATTTTTAGCAAGTCTTTTCTGTTCTTACCTTCTTTATTTCCGTAGCGTTTTGCATATTTCATAATGTTACCAATACAAAAACCTTCGCCATGTCCTGAATCAATAATTATGTCAGTTGCTTGATATCTATCCGAAGCGTAGTGTTCCCCATAAGTATTATCAACATAAGATTGTAGCTCTTGTATTAATAATTTTTCATTAAATTTATATTTCATTTGATCTCCACTCCTTCGGTAAAGTATCTTCACTATACCACCTAAAATCATTTGTCTCTGCCCATTCAGCATGTGTTCTTTTTGTTCCGTCTTTTCTTTTCTTTGCTCCCGGCATAGGTGCAAAAGGTTTTTGAAATAAAAATACTAATTCAAACTCTCCTACTTGTTCTGTTAAGGCTTCTCTTATCCAAATATATTTACTGTACTCAGCGTAATCCCAAAATCGTCCTTTCGCTTCTAGTAATATGGTTTGACCATTAATTACTTTAACAAAGTCCGGCTCATATTTATGTTTAACAATGTAATCAAACAGTTCCCAATGATGTTTCCAATCTTTAAGAACTGTCTCGTGTAGTTTAACTTCCCATAAACTATCGTAGCCTTTAGGCACACCTGTTTTTTTAGGTCTTGGTTTACGAGGTACTCTTCTAGGCATTAAGGTCTCCGAGTGTAATATTAGGATTCCTCTTAACCTGTTTGTAAAACCATTTTAAACTATAAGCACTAAGTAAAAACTTGTTGTTTGCAAAGATGTGTGTTTGTTCTGGCAAGAATTGATCTAAGTTTTTTCTGTGTATTTTAGATGTATCTTCTCCATCTGGAACCATTGTTCTTAACCATTCAATAAGTAAGTCTTCTGCTCGTCTTCTTAATTTTTTTGATCTACTTCCACTCATACTTTGGTTACCTCTATAACTTTAGGTGGCTTGGGTGTTTGAGTTAAATATCTTAACCCATTAGAATATTTAAACACTCTTAAACCTTTACCCTCGTTAGAATCTTTATGACATTCAAACTTGTGCCTACAATATACACACTCTCTAGGTAGCTGCATATTACCAGACTTACCATCGGGAACAGGGCTATAACATAAAGCAGGTGGTTTTGCTAACTTAACAGCTTTCTTTATATCTGTAATCTTTTTCTTGATGTTAGGCTTGTCAAAGTTATCAGGTCTGTACAAAGCTAACTCGCCTGACTCTTTATTCATAGCCAAAAAACCACCGTTGCTTGTTCCTTGTGATTCTTCATACCCTGCAAGTTGAGCCATGTATCCGAACATATCATTCTCTGCTAGAGTACCATCTCTGAATTTTTTAAATGCAAAGCCAGAAGCTGTTTTAATATCAACAACTTCTCCATCGATAACACAATCCATGTGTCCTTTAATTCCAGATACTTTGATTTCTTTTTGTTCATTAGTAACTTTATGTCCGGATAACTTAATAAGAAATAAAACTATCTCTTCAAGTAAATGACCATAAAGAAACTTAATGAATAAAGAAGGTGGCATCTTCTCGGCAGTATCTTCTGACTTCATATCAAACCAAAGTTGACGAGGTTTTCTGCCTATGTTAGACATGCGTAAGGTTGCACCGCTTCTTGGTTCGGGGTGAGACCACTTGTAAAGTATCTCTTTCATAGACTCACCAAACTGGTCGATAGTCTCTGGGTCTAAATCAATGTGCTCACCATCGGCAAGTACACCTATCTTATTATATATATCTTCTACTAATGTGTCAAGAGTTTTTGTTTTATTAGGCATAATTTATTCCTTTTTCTTGATACAACTTTTTATAATAATTTCCTACAGTTAATATTTGATCTGGTGTTGCTTGATTTTTAATACAATTTGCTAACATAGAAACTAATATAACATTACCTTTTACATAACCTTTAGTATTATCAATACGATCAATGGTCGGTGAGTTTCCCCAATCTTCTCTGCCCATTTTTAATGTAATACCCAAAGCCGGACATGTGTTAGTAATTAATTCTTTTATGTCTGATTTTTCTAAGTTACAAAAAGTATTTTTTCTTTCTGATCTTGTTTTACAATCTCTTAATAAACATCTAATATGTTCATTAGAACCAATAGTTGTTTGTCCTTTTATAATTCTAAAACAAGAATTGCACTCTGTTCTATATACGGGTGTTTTAGTATCTTTACGTAAATAAAATTTAGATAGTGGCTTTTCTTCTTTACAAATTCTACATGTTTTTGTTTCAAATAATTCTTGTTGTTTAGTGTGTGTCACTCCAATTACCTCCGACTTTATATTCGCCATCCATTGGGCAGCGTAAATTAAAATGTTCTCCTGCTTCTATAATACTTTTGACTGCAGTCTCTCCAACAAAATCAGCCTGAGATTCTACAACTTCTATTTGCCATTCATCATGTATGTTGGCAACAAATCTATAATTTATAGTGTTAAGTTTTAAAATACTGTCTAGGTCTACTAATGCTTTCTTCATTAAAATTGCACCTGCTCCTTGAAGTAAAGTGTTAAGTGCTGAATGTTTATGTCTTATATATAACTTTCTACCATCTAACCCCTTGAGGAAATTTTTTGAAGCTGCTCTGTCAACTCGTTCTTTAAGAGATTTGTATGTTGGTAAACTAGTAAGAAAGCGTTCTCGCAACTGCTTACCCTCTGCTCTACTTCCTTTAATGATGCTTCCAAGCTTTTGATCTCCTGCTCCGTAAATGAGTGCGTAGATGAAAGTTTTAGCCTGATCTCTTGATTTAAGTCCAGCAAAGCGTTTGTTAGTTGTGTGAATGTCTCCATTAATAATTTCATTTATATACTCCTTATCATCCATGTAATGTGCTAACATGCGTAGCTCTAGTCCACTTGCATCTACACCTACAAGTTTATGTCCATC